ATATCAAAGACAGGTGTAAGGGGTAAAAAGACTTGGCAAGGTCGAAGGAATGTAGGCACTTCAACAATGCCAAAGAGAACTAAACAGACCTACAAAAAATATAGAGGGCAAGGAAAATGATAGTAGATACATCACAAGTAACACTAGATATAATTGAAGCAATCAAGCAGGATAAGACTGTAACATTTAAATATGGAGGACATGACACTCTTCGAGTAATTAAACCTTCCGGATTTTACGGAGACTTTTCAGGCTTTGAAGGAACGGACGAGAACACAGAAGAAAAAGAGTTTAGACGTTTTGGGTTGGAACGAGTTAGTGAATGGTTTGGTAGAGAAAGTAAATGTACTGTTCACTTTGAACCTATAACATTTACATTTCATCCTACGTGGTCAGAGATTAAAAAAGAACTGGAAGAACTTATACTTTTTGAAGAGTTAGATTACGGAGTAAAAGTACATGACTGAATATGATGTGTATAAAATGTATGCAGATCAACAAGTAAAAAATCAAGTTACTTCACTACATGCAGACAACGGAGTTCTTGAAGTGAGATATGCAGACGGAACAAGTGAGATATTTAAAAGAAGAAAACTGTTAAAAGGTTTTAAATTAATTAAAAAAAGAGGTTGACAATATGATTCAACCTATATATAATTCATACCTTATGGAAAAAATAAGCAACAAAGAAGTAAAATTATCAAGAGAACAATACTTGAAGTTAGGTTCTGATTATAATATTCTTACAGATATGTATGAAATGAAATTAGGTCATGAGCTTAGAGCAAGTGGTTCAGATTTTATTCTAAAGTTTATAGATGAACATAATTTAGATATGTTCATGGGCTACATTTATAATCAATACTTGAGGGATAACTAACCTCCTATGAGTTATACTGCTAACAACGTAGCCCTCACTATACACCCTAAAATGTTAGATGGTATGTCAGTTCCGACTGATGTTAGTTTGAGGTCTAACGACTCACTTAAAACCTCAACAGTTTCTAATAAAGGAGAAATACTATGCCAATAATTGGAACAGTACCTGTAAATTGGGCACAGGTTAAAACACCCAATAAATATGGTGAGTACTCTGTTACTCTTTTAATTGATGATAAGACTGCTGAAAGTTTTACTAGCAGGGGTTTTAGAGTCAGAGATAATGATGGACAGAAGGAACTCATTATCAAAAGAAAAGTATCTAGGAAAGATGGAACGCCTAATCAAGCACCAAAACTTCTTGATGCTAATAAAAATCCCTTGGACGTTGCGGTAGGCAATGGCTCTAAAGTTAATGTTCAATATAGGGAATGGGAAACTTCGAATAACTATGGCGACTTCAAAGGATTGGACCTACAAGCAGTTCAAGTAGTGGACTTGGTAGAGTACACAGGGTCAGATGGAAGTGAACTACAACCTATAGATGATGATCTGGAGTTTTAATTATGAGAGTAACATCAAATAAATTTATGACCATTAAGAGTAAACTTACTTCTAGATGGTTAAAAAAAGCAAAAAAAGCAAGACTTCAATTTTCAGAGGGAGGTAAGGTTGAAGACCCTAATAAACCTTATATCACTATTGATGATGTAAAGATTTACGTTGAGGACTTGCCGGAAGAAGCACAAGGAATCTTTGGCAGACTTCAAAGATTAAATCAAAAGAAAGTAAACATACAACTTGACTTAGAAGAAGTACAAGCAGGTATAAATTTCTTTTCAGACAAAATAATTGCATTGGTCAATGAAGAAGGACAGGAAAATATAAAACCTGTTTCTTCTGATGAAGAACTAGTTGTCTCTCCTGAAAACTAGTGTGTGTCGAGTCAGCCATTGGGTGCGAGAAGGTTATCCCAAGAAGTGACTATAAACTACTAGACCTTCAACGTGTGGTGCTGACAAAATTCACGAGGTCAGTTAAATGAGACTTGTTAACAACTCAAGCCACACACTTTTTATTAACGTGAGGAAATCAATATGACATTTATTAGACACAAATTAGCTTGCCCTTCTTGTGGAGGTAGTGACCCTGTATCATTGAATGAAGATGGATCGGCAAAATGTTTTAGTTGCGAAACTTATTTTCTAAACTATAATCAAGCGATAGCAGGAGCAGAAAAAGGAGTTCTTGAGGAATTGGTACAGAAAAAGAATACACCACCGGTCAATCCAAATGGAGGAGACTTTGTAGCATTGACTGATAGAAGAATATCAGAAGCTACTGCCCGTAAATATGGAGTCAAATCTATTCTTTCTAGCAATGGCGAGATTGTTCAACATTTGTATCCATATTTCAACAAACATGAACTATCTGCTACGAAAGTACGCTATATTCGAGATAAGAATTTTTCGGTCCAAGGTAGTTTTGAAGGCACAGGCTTGTTTGGTGAGCAACTTTTTCAGACTGGAGGTAAGTCAATTACTTTAGTTGAAGGTGAATGTGATGCTATGGCTTGCTACGAATTGATGGGTAGTAAGTGGGCAGCAGTCTCAATTAAACGTGGTTCATCCGGTGCAGTCAAAGATGTAAAAGAAAGTTTAGAATTTTTAGAAAGTTTTGAAAATGTTGTGATCTGTTTTGATAGCGACAAGCAAGGACAGGAAGCTGCTAAAAAAGTAGCAATGTTATTCCAACCTAGTAAAGCTAAGATCATGACACTTCCAAATGGATTTAAAGATGCGAATGACATGCTTCGTCAAAACAAACACAAAGAGTTTGTGGAAGCGTGGTGGTCAGCAAAAGTTTACACTCCTAGTGGTGTTATCAATGTATCCGAATCAAGGCAAGAATTTTTTGATAGAGAAAAGAAAGAAAGTATTGCTTATCCTTGGCAAGGTTTAAATGACAAGCTATATGGATTACGTTCCGGGGAGTTGGTAACACTTACTGGAGGTACAGGACTTGGTAAGTCTTCTGTTACTAGAGAACTAGAACATTGGCTTATTAAAGAAACTACGGATAACGTAGGAGTTATTGCTCTTGAGGAAGACTGGAGAAGAACAGTTGATGGTATATTATCTATAGAAGCGAACGCTAGATTATATATAGATCAAGAAAGAGAAAACTTTTCTAAAGAAGAGTTAGATAAGTTCTTTGATATTCTTTATGATGGGGACAATAAAAATAGAGTATGGATACATGCTCATTTTGGAACGAATAGTATTGACGAAATATTTAATAAGATTCGTTTTATGATTGTAGCCTGTGACTGTAAATGGGTAGTGGTAGATCATTTACATATGTTAGTGTCTGCATTATCCGAAGGTGATGAGCGTAGAGCGATAGACAACATCATGACTAGACTGAGAAGTATAGTTGAAGAAACAGGAGCAGGCTTAATCTTAGTGTCTCATTTAAGAAGAGTGGACGGAAACAAGGGACACGAGAATGGTATTGAAGTATCATTATCACACTTGAGGGGATCTCAAAGCATAGCACAATTATCTGATTGTGTTATAGCCTTAGAAAGAAATCAACAATCAGAAGACTTAGAAGAGTCAAATACAACTAGAGTTCGTGTTTTGAAATCTAGATATACTGGTGACGTTGGCTTAGCCAGTCATTTACTTTATGATCGAGAAACTGGTAGACTTAGAGAGGTATCTAAAGATCAATTTGAAGATGAGTCTGATGAACTATTAGAATTATAATATGGATTTAGTATTTGATATAGAAACAGATGATCTAAAAGCTACTAAGATACATTGTTTAGTAGCTCAAGATGCAGATACTGGTACTCTATACAAATATCCCCCGGATAAATTACAGGAAGGATATGCTCTATTAGAAAAAGCAGATCGCTTGATTGGTCACAATATTATAGGTTTTGATATACCTATGGTTGAAAAGTTTGGTAACGTAAATCTTTCTCACAAACCAGTTGTAGATACATTGGTCATGTCAAGATTATTTAATCCGGTGAGAGAGGGAGGACACAGTTTGGAGAAGTGGGGCTTTCGTTTAGGTTTTAATAAAATTGATTTTAATGACTACTTAAATTACTCCAACGAAATGATGAACTATTGTGTTCGTGATGTTCAACTTAACACAGTTTTATTTAGATATTTAAAAAATGAAGGTAAAGGATTTAACAAAGAATGTGTTTCGTTAGAGCAGGCAGTAGCAAAAGTAATTAAAGAACAGGAAGTTAATGGATTTAAATTTGATTCTAAACATGCTGAATTGTTATTAGCAGAATTAAGATTCTTGATGCAAGAAGCAGAGGATAAAGTTCATCAGGTTTTTAAACCTAAAATGATTGATCTAAAAGAAGTTCAACCCAAGTTAAAAAAAGACGGAACATTATCTAAACAAGGACTTACTCCAGAAGAGTTTGAAGAACGCTCACCTACCAACGATACTACTCCTTTTACAAGACGTAAGTTACAAGACTTTAATCTTGGTTCAAGAAAACAAATAGGAGAATATCTAATCGAGTTTGGTTGGAAGCCTAAAAAGTTTACCCCTACAGGTCAACCAATAGTTGATGAAACTACACTAGCTAAAATTGATTCTATACCTCAAGCAAAATTAATTGCTGATTATTTATTATATCAAAAACGTATTGCACAGATTGACTCATGGATTGATGCCATTGATGATGATGGACGTGTACATGGCTTTGTTATTCCAAATGGAACTATTACTGGTAGAATGAGCCATAGAAATCCCAACATGGCACAAGTTCCTAATGTGCATAGCCCCTTTGGCTCTGAGTGTAGAGCTTGTTGGACAGTAGATAAAGAATATAAATTAGTAGGTATTGATGCTTCTAGTTTAGAATTAAGAA